ATCTCATCCAGCATTAGCAACTAAAAGAGGAATGCAAGCGTTAGCAGACGCTGGCAGACCAGTATCAACTTTAATGAATGAGATTGCTACAAAAGTAAACAATGCAAAAGATAAACCTAGAAAACTTAAAGTATTGAAAGATCATGATTCTGTGCCTTTGAGACAAGTTTTAAAAGGTGCTTTTGACCCAAAAATAGAATGGTTATTACCAAAAGGTGATGACATACCATACAATAAAAATGACGCCCCGATAGGAACTGAACACACTTTATTAAGCCAAGAGGCAAAGAGATTATATCTTTTCACAAAAGGTGGCGACAACACTTTATCACAAAATAAAAGAGAGACTTTATTCATACAAATGTTAGAAGGACTATCTGCTCAAGAGGCAGACTTTTTAGTAACAGTTGTGAATAAAAAAGTTAATAACAAATATAAAGGATTTACTGCTAATTTAGTAAAAGAAGCATTCGATTGGAATGATGATTTTATGAAAAAAGAGTAAAATATAGGGGTTATTTCTGTAATATACCTAGGACCCCCTATCAAAAACCCTTGTTTTTCAACAGTTTAAGACACTCTTAAATCGTTGATTTTCAAGGGTTTTTTTATGCAAATTATTCCTAAAAATCGCAGAAAACAAGGGCTTTTTATACCAGAAAGTGCTTGATTTATATCTCAATATAGTGTATTATATAATCATAATCGAAAGGATATATTATGAAAACAGAAGAAAACGGTATTTGGTCTGACTTTGCACTAGAAGGTTTAGAAGAACTAGATAAATAAAAGAACGAGATATCAAACATGAAATTAAATAGATACGAAAAAAAGATTGTTAAGGCTATCGTAGATAATCGTAAAGGTATTTACGAGACACCTAAACGAGATAGATCAAACTATAAACCTTGTAAAGAGTATGACGCAGCTCTTTCTTTGTTTATGAAAAAGTTGATCTATGCAGAAGCCACAAACGAATTAGAGTTTGAGGGTCCTGCAACACCTGAACCAAGGTTTAGATGGTTTACTTGTAAACTTTATAAACCTTATGCAACAAAAAAAGAACTGAGGAAATTATTATAATGTTTAAACTGACCTTAATGATTGCTCTAATCGCTTTCGGGATTAGTAAGTATAACGAAAAATATAATTGTACAGATGACGGTTGTCCTGATTTTCATGATGAGATTGAAGTGCCAATTCCTGATGAAAATATCAGAGGCGATTTAAGAGAGATTGAAAAAGACTGGAAACAAGCAGTTGTAGTTCCTTACAGAGAGATAGAACTAAAATATGCTGTGCATAAAACAGTTGAAAAAGAATATAACTTGCCAGAAGTTGATACAACATCAAACGAAAAGTTTGTAAAATCTTTAAATAGTTGTATCAATTATTTGTATGAATATATACAACCAGAATATCATATACCTAATGAATTAATTATTGCTCAAGCAGTTATCGAAACTGGTTGGGGCAAATCAAGATTTGCAAATGAAGGTAATAATCTTTTTGGTATTCGAACATGGGATCAAGATGAACCATATCTATTACCTATACCTTGGACAAAATGGCCAGGATGGGGTGTGAAAATGTATAGTAGTAAATGTGAAAGTGTCATAGACTATTTACATATACTAAATAATGTATCGGCATTTAAAGAGTTGAGAGCCGCAAGAGATAGTGGTATTGATGACGCTTTAATTCTTGCAGATTATCTTTCAAAATATGCTAGTAAACCTACATATACTGAGTTAGTAAAAGAAATTATTAAATATAATTTGAGAGGTATATATGAGTTATAGAATGGATTTGTTTTGGCGTAGAGCAGCAAACTTATATAAAATGTATCAAGGTGCTGAGGATCCAGATTTCAAAAGAATATGGATGGATAAACTACAAGAACTTATGAGGACTATAAGTGGGGTTGACAAAAAAGAATTAAACTGATATAATAATATTATGAATATATTTTATTTACATAATGATCCAAAAGTGTGTGCTGAACTTCATGTTGATAAACACGTGGTTAAGATGATAGTAGAATATGCTCAATTACTATCGACAGCAAAAAGAATGATAGATGGTGTTAAATATCAGGCACTATCTAAAACAGGTAGAAAGGTACAAAGGTATAGATTACCTAACCCAAATGAAGAAGCAACTGTTTACAAGGCGGTACATTACCACCACCCTAGTGCTGTTTGGGCTCGTTCTTCTACTCAACACTATAACTGGTTGTACAGCTTGTTCAGGGAACTTGGGAAAGAATATACCTACAGATATAAAAAAGACCACAGTACAATTGAACTGCTCAAAGAACTTTTAAAACACCCACCAGTTAATTTACAAGACAATGGTTGGCAAGAACCACCACCTGCTATGTCTCATTTTCCACAATGTATAGTGCCAGGTGATTCTATTCAATCATATAAAAATTATTATAATGAGGCAAAGGCATACTTTGCTAAGTGGACTAATAGACAAACACCAGAATGGTTTATAGGGAGTATAACATGATAAGATTTATTCACGATAGTTGGGAAGGCGTCATGAACATGGATAAAAATCCATTGAGACACATTCCTGATTTACAAGTAAGACATTTAGCAATACAACTACTAGCATGGATGTGGTGTATTTGCTTTTCATTATATTTTGGATCTTTTGTAGTTTTTGGTTTTACAGCAGTCGCTCACATTATCTTAATTATTGCAATTGTTGTAACTGTAGCAGTATTTAAAAATGAAGAAAAAAGAAAATACTATCATCATGATGGCACATTTAAATACGAAGAAACTGCAGGAAAATATGAGGATATATGGTAATGGCAAGAGATATGTATCACAATCCTAACTTAAATTTAAAAGAGTGGTGGAAAAGAATACCAGATAGTATAGATTATGGCACAACAAAATATCCTGTAAAATATAGTTACGAGATATGCTCTAGTTGTGAGAGTGATTTAGTTGATGGTAAATGTGTGATATGTCAAACTAGTGAGGAAGAATGAAATATTTATACTATGGTATATGGTTATCAATAGTTATAGGATTAATTTGTATTATAAGTGTCGCCCAATCATAAAAAATTAGTTACTGAATCAAGACGGCAAAAAAGAAAAGCAAAACATATAGCCAAAAGAAAAGGCAGAATAGATTATAGAACGAACAGACCAGGTAAAAGAAAATGAAAGAATTTTTATCAGCAATTATTATCGCTATTTTATTAACTTGTGGGATAGTTTTTACAGACTATCCTGAAAAGTTTTTTAGACATGGTATGGAGTGTGATGGCTCTATCGGTGGTGGTTGTGTTTGTGTAGAAACATCAAAGAGTTTTATTTGTAATGAGTGAGTTTACAAAAGGTATATTTAATGTAATTAAAGGCAGTAGTTTTGCTCTTGCTATCATCTATACAATAGGTCATGTCTGTATTGCCATGACAGTTGTTACAGTTTTAACAGGTGCAAGTTTATGGGAAGCAGGATTAGTTGCATTAGTTGAACCTACAATCAATGGTATATGGTTCTACATATTACATAAAACATGGACACATTTTAATGATTGAATTTGATTATAATTTAGATTACAAAAATTTATTATTTACACCAAACGATAAAAGATATAGAATAGGTCGTGGCGAACAAGGTGTATTGTTAGTCAGACCATACACGAATGACATTTGTAAATATTGGCGTTTCAAAACACCTATGGAAGCATATCTATCAGCTTCTAGAATATTATTTTTGTATCATCAATACAAAGAACAAGATGATTTTGTAGGTATGGATATGGCAAGAAAATTTTTAGAAATGGGTTTTACTAGATCACGAAGATATGCAAATCACAAAGACGGTAAAAAATATGATAGTAAAGGTCAAGTAAGACCACAAGAAAAAGATTGGGCAACAAGTGATAAAGCAAAGTCAGCAAAGATATTTAAAGACGCAAGAAGGCGTGTTGTTGATGACCCTAAATATATACACATGAGAAAACAATGGAGACAACAAGAGAATGCCCACATATAGATTTAAAGATAATCATACAGGTGAAATATGGGAAGAGTTGATGACAATCTCTGAGATGGAAGAACTTATCAAAAGTGATACCATTGAATTATTACCACCGACACAAATGAATATTGTTTCTAGTGTTGGTAGTATTGATAGTAAAACTGATAGTGGTTTTAAAGAAGTATTATCTAAAGCTGCAGAGGCACATCCTAATAGTCCACTTGCAGAGAGATATGGTAGAAAAACAGTAAGACAAACACAAGTAGAAGCCGCTAGAAAAAAACACACAAACCGTATTTTAAAAGGCGGAGGAAGATAAATATAACTGATACTATCGAGAAACTACAGCACGCCAGGCGATGGTCAAGAAGCTGAGTGGTCAATCCGATAATGTATCTTAAAGAGTGTAGCTACACCAACTAAAGGAAATATATGGCAGACTTTGACTTTTTAGAAGGTTTTGATATGGATGGTGATTGGGGATTTACCTCGGTCAAAGAAAAACCATCAGAAGAACAATCTAAACAAACAGAAACAGTTGTAAAACAAACCGCAGAGGGAACTGCCAAGGCTGTTTCTAGCGATATCGTAAACAGATTAGAGAGTAAATTAGATAAAGTTTTATCAGCAATTAATTCTACTAAATCAGCTGTAAATGATAAAAATCAAACAGAGTTAGATATTGCTAAAAAACAAATGGATGATGAGTATGATTTAAGAAAAGAAAATCTAGGCAAAGAACAAAAAGAAAAGTTTGCTAAGTTAGAAAAACTTATCATACCGTTACTAATTAAATTAGCAAAATCACCAGAAGCCTATATACATTGGCCTAACAGAGCTGAAGTTATAGAAGCACAAGTAAAAAAAATAATAGCAATCACAAGGGGATAATAATGAAAGATAATTTAGAATCAAGTTTGAAAGCGATACTACATCATGAAGGTGGTTATGTTAATCACCCAAAAGATCCTGGCGGCGAAACAAATCTTGGCGTAACAAAAAAAGTGTATGAAGAATATGGTGGCAAAAAAGATATGAAAGATTTAGTTGTCGCTGATGTTGCACCTATTTACATAGATAGGTATTGGGGCAAAATGAAATGTGATGATCTACCTAGTGGTTTAGACCTATGTGTATTTGACTTTGGCGTAAATGCAGGACCAGGTAGAGCAGCAAAATTCTTACAAAGAATGATTGGCACCACAGTAGATGGTGGCATTGGACCTATGACTTTGGCAAAAGTAAATGAGTATGTAAAAGAAAATACTATTGAAGAAACAATAGAAAAATACCAATCTATGAGACAAGAGTATTACGAAAGTTTATCTACATTCGAAACTTTTGGCAGAGGTTGGACTAGACGAGTTGAAGAAACCACTAAAATGGCGCTTGACTTAATCTAAAAAACCTGTTATAATCATATTATGAATCAAATGAATGCTTTTTTAAAAGATAGGTACGACATGAAAACATTTAATCATGTCGATCTCTCAACAACAATACCAGATATACAAACAGAAACCATAAAAGGTAAAAGATTTTATATCACACCAGAGGGTAAAAAGTATCCCTCTATCACAACAGTTTTATCCACTAGAAAAAACGAAGGTCTAGTTAGATGGCGAGAATCAGTAGGTGACGCTGTTGCAAATAATATTATGAGAGGTGCAGCCAAAAGAGGAACTGCTGTGCATACTTTAGTTGAGAATTATTTAAACAACGAAGAATTATCAAAACAAGATGTGCTACCTGTCGCACTATTCACGCTACTTAAACCTGAACTAGATAACATAAATAGTATTAGGATGCAAGAGGGCGGCCTTTACAGCGATAAATGGGAAATCGCTGGTCGTGTTGATTGTATTGCAGAATATAAAGGCAAACTATCCGTTATAGATTTTAAAACATCTACAAAAGAAAAACAAGAACAATGGATAGAAAATTATTTTATTCAAGGCTCAGCATACTGTGAAATGTATGAAGAAACTTTTAAAGAGCCTATCGAACAAGTTGTAATTCTCATAGTGACCGAAGATGGTGCCGTACAATCATTCGTAAAAAATAAAAAAGATTATCTGCCTTTATTAGGCCCTGCAATTAAGGAGTTCAATGAAATATTTAAAACATCTGATTAGATTATCTTTTATTATATTATTATTTTCAGTAATTACAAAAGAAGTTATTGCTATACCAAATGTCGGACCTGAATTACCACCTGACGCACCTCAACCTAAATATAACTATGAGGGTTTGATAGAACAACCAATACCTGTTTATTGTGGTCTATCTGAGTTTGTATTAGACACATCAAGTAAAATGATGGGAGAAAAACAAATTGCAATAGGTCAGATTAGAAAAGGTGGACAACC